CGCCCGCCCACTTTTCTTCGAAGAAGGCCACGATCTTGTCCCAGTTCTGGTAGACGATGTACGCGGCGGCGGCGATCAGGGCGATTGCCGCAAGGAACCAACCGACAGGGGTGGTCGCGATCGCAATGCCGAGACCTTTAAAAGCCATCGCGAGATTGAAGATGCTGACCACAAGGCCACCGCCGATGTAGGCGCCTACGGCAGCCAGCACCACATTGGCACCGCCGAACGTGTCCGACAGCCATCCGACCGCACTGATCACAGGCTGAATGCCGTCGTATAGATCACCCAGGAAACCAACGATTCGTTCGATGTTCCCCGGCAGGTCCTTGGCAAAGGCAGTGGCAAATGCCTCAATCTGAGGCCGGTATTTAACGATCGACTCAGTGAGCCAGGTCGACATTTTGCTGAGCTCTGGAACGAGCGCTGTGCCGATGATGTTACCCACGCCGCCGATTGCGGCTTTAAGCGTGTCGAGAATGTCGCCGAATGCTTCGCCATCTCTGACGGCGTCATCAGACAGAACGATCCCAAGACGCCGCGCCTCGCGGGACATGTCCTTAAGGCCTGCGCTCCCACCTCTGATCAGCGGCAAAAGCTCTGTCGCACTTTTCCCGAAGATCTTCACTGCCGCCTGGGCCTGTAGCGAAGGGTCTTTGATTTTTGAAATTCGATCGACAAACATATCGAACTGGGCATCAGTGCTTTTCAGCTTGCCGCCGGAGTCACGAATGTTGATGCCCAAACCGGCGAACATTTCCTTGAGCTCTTTCGAACCCTTGGTAGCGGCACCGACATTGATGTTCATCTTTTGCAGAGCGCCAGCAAGCACCTCGGACGAGGAGCCGGTCAGCTTGGCTGCAAAACCCAGTTCCTGAAATCGTTCACGACTGATGCCGGTCCGCTCGGCAGTATCGCCAATCGCGCCGGTTGCATCCGCGTATCCTTCGACAAACACACCGAGCGCGGCACCGGTAATGCCAAGGGTGGCACCAAGCCCGAGCAGTTTCGCCGAGCTCGCACCTACCGCGCTGCCAACACCGCCGACGGCGTGCCCGACGTTCTTCAAACTGTTGGTAAAAATGGGTAGGCCAGTTCTGTCGATTGCTCGACCGACACCTGCAGTGAAGCCCTGCACCTTGCCCAACATTCCGCGCAGCGGAGCAGTCAGTCGGTCAACAGCACCAATGACAACGCTTAATCCGTAGCTTTTGTCTGCCACTCCGTCCACTCCTCTGCCCGTTCAAGCCACCAGTTCAAATCGTCGAAGTCCATTTCCATGACTTCAGAGGGCTGAACGCCCATCACCTTGACGACGACAGTCACACCGGACTGCCACCCCCGAGGTGAGCCAGCAAAAAATCGCGGGCTTCCTGGATGAGAACGGCCTGGTCTTCTTCGCCCATCTCGTCGACGAATGCCGGAGCGCGGCCGGCCATTTTCGAACCGAGGTCAATGAGCGTGGAGAAATCGAGATCGATCGCCCCGCTACCCTTGCCATCGGAGGTAATGCGCAGCGAGTAGCCGCGCAGGTATTTCAGCTTGCGCGAAATGGTCAGCTCGGTGACCGACTCGCTACCAAACAGCACCGGTTCTTTGAGAACCAGCGATTTTTCCTTCGCCATTACTTGACCTCCTCGGCCGACATGCCTTCAAAGCGCACCGGAATCGCGCCTTCTTCGGTGTTGCCTGTGCCTTCGTTGGCGTACCAGGCTTCACGCAGGACGATCACTTTGCCGTTTGCCAGCTCAAGCGTAATCGTCGCGTCGGCGGTGTCGAGCAGCGCCTCCAGGCTCATTTCCTGTCGGTCGGTGATCTCACCTTCGACAAAGGGGATTTGAGGCGTTTCTTTGTAACCATGAACACGGTCGCTACCGACCACGCCTTCCTTTTTCGGGCGACCGAGGTTGTAGGTAAAGGCACCCTTGGCGAAGTACATATCGCCATCGATCTTCAAGCTGATGATGCCGCCAACGCGTTTGCCAGCCATGTGGTGGTTCTCCTGAAGTCCGCCTTACAGACGGAACTGAATTTTGTTGGCGACGATGCGCAGTTGGTTGACCAGGTCCGGTGGCAGCAGCATGTCGAGCCGGTTCGGATCGCTGACGTTGCGCTCGGCGATGAGGTTGGCCTTGAAGTCGTCGATGTTCTCGACCAGCCCCAGATCCTCCCACTCGCGGAACTTGGAGATGGCTTCCGCCTTCATCACGTTCGGCGTGACGACGGCCTGACCGATGCCGTAGCGAGTCCCGTTGTCGGCCAGCTTGTGCCGCGGGTACTTGCGCAGGATGTAGTCGCGCCAGTCGTGACGGATGAACATCAGAGTGAATAGCGTTTCGCTGTCCAGGTAGCTGATGTCAGAACCGCCGGCGGCATTGGTTTTGTAGGTGGTGATGAGCCGTTCAATGAGCATGGTGCCGTCGGTGCCGACCTTGCTGGTGGCGATACCATCGAACAGCAGCAGGTTGCGCTCCTGGTTGGTAAAACGATTGGCTGCCGCCGGTGGCAGGCACCAGGCATAGGCCAGATTCTGGATTGGACGTGCCGGATCGATGGCTGCGTAATACGCTGCGATCGCCATAGTCTCGGCCGCCTTCTCGTAAGCCGGCATTGGCTCATCGTTGGCCATGATGATAGAGAGGTGCTGGTTGTTGTGGCTGTCACCGATCGCGCCGAGCGTGCCCTGAGTACCACGCGCCGCCGCAAAGGCATGCGCCTCAATCTCACGGTTCCAGGCGAAGCGGCTGTTCAGCTCTGTTTTGATACTGGCCAGACTTGCCGCGTCGGTATACGGCACAGCCCAGGTGTGCAGCCACTCGTCGCCGAGCGCGGCCAGTGCGGTGTCCAGTACCGGGTTGCCAGCCCCGTTCGTGAAAGCGGAGGCGGTTACGCCAACACCGGCAGGCAGTGTCTGCCCGGCGTAGTAGTTCACCCGCGCATTGAGACTATTACCCGCCTCGCCTTTGTGGCGACTGGTCAGCGTAACGGTGCCCGTAGCAGCTACGGCAGTTACCGGCATATCAGCGGCGGCGGTGATCGCGGCAGCAGCAGCCGTGGCAATCGCAGTGGCAGCGTCACCACTGATGACCCCGACCGACACGCGGCGGCCTGCAATCATCAGTTCAATGGTGCCGGACCCAGTGGCCGGGCCAGTGAAAATCAGCGTACCGGTAGCAGCTACGCCAGCGACATTGTCGATCAGCGGCATCACCTGCAGCTCGGTGTAAGTGTCGATAGCCAGAGCTGCTCGCACCATACCGGCAAGCATCGAGCCCGCACCGAACAGCGAGTCAGCCTGAGAGGCGCTGGTCACGCGAACCATGGTGTTGGCCACGGCCGAGCCGGCGGCCAGCTTCTGACCGATCAATAAGCGGCGATAGGTAACCGACTGTGGACCGCGAACAGCCTGGCTGTTGTCGATCTCGCTGTAGACGCCCGGTTTGCGCAGCGATCCAGGCCCAGGGATGGTGTCGTATCCGATGCTCATTATTTCTCACCTTTTGGGGTCGGGGCCTGGAGTTCAGGCTGTTCGGTAGCGATGGCAACATCACCGGCCGCAGCCTTGCGGATCCAGTAACTGTCCAGTTCAAGTAACTTGCCTTCGGCAGGCAGCGCTTCGTAGTTGCCGGGGATCCGCACCAGGCGACCCTCGACGGGTGTAACCAGCACTCGGGTGGTCATGGATTCAGGTCCTCGATGATCGTTTTGGCACGATCCGGCGGATTGGGCTGGGCGTTGTCCAAGCTGTACTCGGTGCTCAGCGTGTTGAAGTCAGGAAGTGTTTCGTTGAAAAGGTCGTCGGGGTGACGGTCCAAGTACGACGCCTCGAAGATGAGACGGCAGGCGCCGGTCAGCTGCTCCGACTGATCAAGCAGCACCATGCGAGAACGCACATATTGCAAATCGTTGACGGTATCGCCGAGGGTGTCGTCCATCAGAAGCAGGCGTTCAACCTGCCGGGCCAGCGTGTCGAGCGTGTCGTCCAGCGCACCGTTGCCTTCGGCGTGGATCTCCACCACCAACTCGACCTTCCGCAAGTACTCCCGCGGAGCCTGGTTAAAGATCTCGCCCGACTCGTCCATCGTGTAAACGATGATCGCGGGCAGGTCGCTCTGCCATTCGTTCGATATCAGCGGCGCCACGCGACTGGCATAAACGCTGGCCCCCGCAGTGGTCGCACCGAGCAAGACCGCAACAGCCTGCTTGCGAATCAGTTCTCGTGGATGAGCCATATTCAAGCCTTTCGAAGGATGATCGTGACACCGGCCACACCGTCAGGCTGAACGTCGCTGATGGTGTACAACTCGCCGCGGGCCTGGACCCGGTCGCGGCTGGTTGGCTTGTTCGGCAGATCGATCAGGCGTACGCCGAGAATCGGGTTGTTGGTCGATACCACCGCGCCCGTCTCCGGATCAACGGAAACGTGAGCTGTATCAAACACGGCTTGGGCCAGAGCCACTCCGGGCGCGGTTCCGTCCGTCAACCAGTACACGGCGCCATCAGGATCGATGGACGCCGAAGGCTCACTGAATGTGCGGATAGACACGCCAAGCATGCGCTGGGCCATTGAGGCCCAGCCCATTACACCGGCGCCGGAGCAGATACGCCGTTGAGTCGGCAGGCACCGGTTGCGCTCGGATTGGCTTCAACTTCGGTGGCCAGGCCGACCAGCACCAAGCCTGTCGCCGATACGTTCGTCAGCGCCCGGCTGGTGGTGTTCATGTACACCACGTCACCAATCGCCCAGGCTTGTGCGCTGATTTTCGTCAGATCAAACACACCTGTGGTTTTGAGCACTACAGGTGCGCCGGCGACTTCGGTAGTGGCTGCCACACCTACAATCGCGCCGACCTTATAGAGTTCACCGGAAACGGTGCCACCTGCGGGAGCAGGAACGGTGATGCAGTCGCCGTGCTGGATGAAAGTCTTCATGCAAGGTCCCCTTTAGAGGAAAAAACCGGATAACAAAAAGGGCGCCAAGAGGCGCCCTTTGAGGGTGAGACTGATCGGCCGAGTTAGGCGCCGGGGTTTTTGTACGCGCCGCGGTAGTCGATCCAGGCGGCGCCGAAGACCAAGCGTGCCTTGATTTCCATACCATCTACTTCGAAGCCTTCGCGAGTTTCAGTGAAGACGCCCGGCTCACCTTCAAGGTAGGCATATTCAAATGTATCGATGAGGCCAGCCTCGGTGAACAGGTACCACTGGTTACCAGTGATTCGGCCATCGACGATGACAATCAGCGATGTATTGCGGCCATCGTTGATGTCAGAGTTCTTAGCTGGAACGTATTGGGAACTGGTGAACTGGAAGGCTTCCAGTTCCTTGTCAGGACCAACCACCAAGTAACGTGGTTCTACGTTGAGGAATGCGCCGGCCTTGGATTTTTGCTTGCGCATTGCAGCGCGTGCCGCACCCAGGGTAGTGGTGTTGATTGCGCCACCGCTGGCTGCCAGGTTGCCGTGACCCGCGACAAAGATGGCAGTCCCGTCCGTAAAGTTCGGGTTGCTGAGAATCAGGTTCCAAACCAGGTTGGATTCCGTCTCGGCAGCAGCCAAGCCGTAAGCTCGCGGGATGCGAGTCAGCGCGCCCAGGTCGTCGTTGATGACGGCTTCCCAAGTGATGGCGATGATCTTGCCGAACTTGGTAACGCGGATCGGGGCACCTTCTTCCTCGAGTTTGCCGTACTTGTATTCGCCATGTTCCTTGACCTCTTCCAACGCGGAGATGTCGCCCAAAGCGGCGCGGGTAGTGGCGCGGAAGTCTGGAACTGTGGTCATCTGACCCAAAGGGCGCCAGGTCTGCGGTGCTTGGGCGTAAGCGTCACGGAGGGTACGAGTGACGCCACCACCCAGCAGGATAGGGAAGTCACTCGTGGTCTGCATGCCGGCGGCGCGCATGGCGGTTCGGTCGCAGCCCAGCGCAGCACGGGCCACCTCTTGAGGGAGCATACCGCGAGCATTGCCGCCGACGGTTTCCACACATTCACGAGCCAGATCGAGCAAGCGCATGCCGCGGAACTCCCGCGCACCATCGATCAACGCGATTGCCGGGTTGCAACGGTTGAGCAACGCGTTCTGCATTGCCTCGCGCTTCGCTGTGATCACCGATTGATCCAGACCACCAATCACTGTTGGCTGGCTGTTGCGCGTTTCCGGTTGGTCCTTGCCCTGTTTCTCTGCAGCTTTGTCGATCAAAGCAATGCTGGCATCAGCGATCGAGACGCCACGGGCTACCAGATCTTCTGCGACATCTTCGCCCAGACCAAC